TTTGGCAAGGTCATACACATCCCAAAATTGGTTGTGACCCATAGGTGTACCAATAAATATTACATAACCAAGTTTGTCTGAAACAGCAGGTCTAACAACTTCAGTCCATGTTCTAGGAGACATTAAAGCGAATTCATCCATAACAACTCCATCAAATCCTAGTCCACGTAGTGCATCTGGGTTGTCTGCTCCAAAGATTTGTATTCTGGAACCATTCCAAAGATCAATCTTTAATTCTGTTTCGTGTCTACTACCACCTAATGTCATAAGTGGTTGTGTGTATTCTTTGAGATAGTCAAACGCTACGTTTTTACCTTGACGGTACGTAGGAGCTATGTATGCAAGTCTTGAATTTTTTTTTGCAAGTGCTGTTTTGATTAAGTGATTTATTGCAAATACAGTTTTGCCAAACCTACGATGACAACAAATTACGTTAAATCTTTTCAGTTTGCTATGTAATTCTTTTTGTAAAGGTCGTGGTTTGTAAGGTATTTCAATCTTCAAACTATTCCTTCCATTTAACTTCTATCTCTAATGGTTCGTCTTTATCGCCTTGTACCTTCTGGTCAACAGAGGCTAGTCGTGGATGTACGAATGGTGCAGCTTTTTCAGCAGCCCACATCTTCTTTTCAGGTGATGTTTTTTTGTCGTTCAAGATGTTCAGCATATACTCTAAAGGTGTTTTACTACCTTTTTTAAGCATTGCATCTAATCTTTGATGCTTAGTTCCTGCGGTGACACCTCTAGGTCTACCTGCTCCTGGTCTTCTTCCACCTTTTTGCATTATGCAAACGATACCATAAATGTTACAAGAAAAATGGCTGCTAATATGGCTATGGTGTAATCTTTAATATCCCATAGTTCATAACTTTGTAACCATTTAACTACTTCGTTTAGTTTCTTCATGCTTTTCTCCTGTTGCCATAAATTTTTTTCATTAAATCACCGATTGATGCGGTTGAATATTTCTTTTGTACGCCTTTTCCAAGTACACCCTTTTGGTCAAAAAATACGTTTTTTCTACGAGGTTGTCTAAGTCGAGACTGTCTTTGTAGCTGTCTTACTATTCTAATTAATTCTTTTTGTTTCATATTACCAATTCTTACAAGACCAGTATCTTGCTGTTAATTTTGATGGTGGTGCAGTATCACACCGATGTCTTGCCCTAAAAGATTTACGTCTTTTGGGTTGTGCTTTTTTTATAGAAAGATTTGGGTCTCCATAACGTATTAATTTGACCTGTTTGCCTTGTTTTGCAAGTACAGCGAACTTTTTTGACTTTCCAGGTGTTCTTTTAGGTTTGTTATATCCAGAAAATCGTTCACCACGATAATTAATGGACATTAAACCATAAACTTTCGCTTTTTATCTTGCATTTTCTTCGGATTACGAAGTTTTTTAAAGTCAGCAGCAGTAATTTTGTCTCTTGGCTCGGCAATACGAGCTATTTTCATTTGTTTTTTACTTAGTTTTCTTGGCATTTCGTTTTTTCCTCGCAAAAGTTGCAACATTAGTTGGTTTACCGCCTACTCCTTGTGCTTTTGATCGTTTTCTTGACACAGCAGAACGTATTTGAGCTTTAGTCATGCTTTTTGCCTTTGATCTGGGCACGCATTTTGGGTATTTACGTTTAGAACCAGTCGCAGATTTACGCCCACACTTTTGGAACTTACCTTTTTTCTTCGGTGCTCCTATGTCAACCCAATCCCCTTTTGGTCCCTTGCCAAACCATGCAGTCAATCCCCCTGTTGGTTTAGCCATTACGCAGTCCTATAACCGCCACCACGTTTTTTGTATGTGCGTACAAGCCATGCGTTTGCGTAAGCTGAAGGATAGACCTTGAACTTTCGCTTTGCTTCTGCCTTGACACGTGAGTACAAGGCTTTATTCGTTGGGATTGCTTTCTTTTTAGCCATTAGCCCATCATTATTAAAAGACCTTTTTTCTTCTTATTGGTCTTTTTCTTTCCTTTTTTCATAGGTTTCTTTTTTGAACGCTTTTTCATTCCTCTTGCCATATATCCTCCTATATGATTGTCGTTTAAGTACGGTGTCAGTGTAATATTCCTGACTCCAATTGTTATAATATCCAATTTTCTCTAGATGTGCTGACGCATCTTCTAGTTCTTTGAATGGCTGGATAAGTACCATAAAGAATTCGTTGTCTGGCTCCCAATCACCCTCCATGAACTCTTCTTGTTCATCTTCAGGGTACGATGCCATTAGATATGTGTTTAAAGGCACATAAACGTGATTTAAAGCATGGGTATAGTCGTTTAAGGTATCTGGGGTTATCTGCATATCAGAACACGCCAGAATAATCAATTTTAAGCGATTTTGAAACAAACCCCCTGCTTCTTTACAAACACGTTCCAAAAACTCATCACATTTGTCTACAATGACGATTTTAACTTGGTTTTCAAGTCGTGCCTTTTTTGCATACGGACAGATAGGGAATTTATCCCCAGTCTTTTCCACATGGTCTATAGCCCAAGATATAATATCTTCTTCAACTGTTCGCATGAGGAAACATATTAAGGTTTCCAGCAACAGTCCGTCTTTCGCCTTCTCCCTCAAATGGGTAGACGCAATGCTGACACCAAGACGGAAACATATACAATTTGCCAACTTCAGGTTTTACAGTCTTAGAAAAAGGTGGTCTAAGCTCTTCTAAACCCCTTATCCCTGTCTGACCGAAGTGAAATTGTAAATATCCATCCGCTACTCCGCTTGAGTTATATAAAGCTGATGCCTTATATTCCTCGCCATCGGCTATTTGTTTAGGTATCTTTGTCCATGTGGTAAAGGATATACCCATTATCGTATCAACCCCATGATCGTGAACTGGGTTATAATCCCTCTCGTATGAGTGTACTGACCATAAACTGTGAACTCCTGGTAGTCTTTTTAAGGGTTTGACCCCTATCATCTTTGAGAATTGTTCTAGGTACGATTGTGACATATTTGCAACAGTCTGTACGAATGGTTGCACCAAAGGATCCTCTTGATCCATTTTAAGCTGTTCACCATGACTTATTTGACCAACTAGCTTATCAGCAAAGCTCTCACCGCCCTTTTTGTGTCTAGCGTTCATGTATTTGTTCAAATCTACGACCATTCTCGCAGGCAGTTGGGTTTGCAAGAAAAGCACCGCAGGTGCAGCTTGAAATCGTAATGTCAGTTCTGTCATACTTCATCGCCCCAAACATCCCAACCAGGTGTTTTTTGTCGTGCAAATAGTTCTATTCTAGGTAAATTACCACATAATTCAACAATTCTATCTCTGACTTCATCAGGTTTTTTACTATGTTCTTGTCTTGGTGATACAATTAATCGTCTAACAGATTTTGATTTTCTTTTAATTTTCCCTTTTTTTGCCAACAAACACATTTCTTGATTTGCTCTAGTCCACCAACCCATTCCAACAAAATAATCATTATTATTTTTGTTTGTTTTTACCCAATTAAATCCAACAGTAGAATATGAAAAACCCCAATATTTAATTAATTCTAAACTTTGTGGCAACATTTGATCTAAACCCCATAAAAATAAAACACAATTTTTATCAGCAATATCAGGAACAGGTAATTTTTTAATATCTTCAAAATCCATTACTTTGTAATGACCTAAAGTATCAGGGTTTCTTCCTCTTCCTTTTGCACTCCAAGTTTGATGATTCCAAGGCGGATCTGCGTAAATTATATTATACCGTTTATTTGGTAGTTCCATGATTGTTTATAATCTGATTTGTTTAGGTTTGTAAATAAAACCCCCCTTATTTTGATTATCTGATTGGATGAGTTATGACATTGACATAGACCCCTGCTGTCTGCGTGACGGTGTACCCATCATCAAAACCGCCATGATTTTAGTATTATAATACTGTTGCAATAATGTCACAGTAATTATAACCAATAATAAATGGCTAAATAGAGCCATTCTTTATTCGTATAATCTATATTATGTAAACAACTAGGTAATTGGCTAGTTATTGGATTGATTTAAAGTACTATAATACCAGTATTATTTGATTTTATTATTTTTATTTTTGTGTGTGTAAAAGTAC